TTTCATCTGAAGATCAAGTACTGTATGTACAAGCGTTAGGTAAGCTACAAGACGAGTTCTATACTAAGATGCATATCTTGCAGAGTGAATTTGATCTGAATAACCGCTATCGTCGTTTCGATCCTAGTAAGATGACTAACATCATTAAAGAAGCGGTTTAATAGTTTGGATACGTCGTCCTTAATAGACGTACTTGCACTACTAGCGGGTAAAGAGCCAACATAATTTGGTATGTAGTAGTTTCTGGTAGGGTTCTATATAAAACCTTTCCCCACACGCCGGTCTCGCATAGTGGGATTGCAGCTCTCTTGTAAGGAGCCTCGAAAGAAGAGGGTGTTCGATTCACCCGCCCGGCACCATATTTTAGCACATTGTTAGTATGCTAAAATATAGTAATAGAAATATTCACTTGAATTATCAGTCTAAACACTGTATAATTAATCTTTAAACAACAAAAGGAACTAAAGCATGGCTTGGACAGATGAAACAAAGAAGCAAGCAGTTGATGCATACTTGGCTGGAGAGCCAACAGCAGAGAACTCTACTGAACTGGTAAAGGAAATCGCAGAAGATATGGAGCAGAGTGCTAATGGAGTACGTCAAGTACTCGTTCAAGCAGGCGTATATATTAAGAAAGATGCGGTAACTGGTACTAAAGGTACCGCTACTAAGGGTGCTAGTGATAAGGCTCCTCGTGTTTCTAAAGAGTCTCAGATCGCGGAACTCAAGGCACTTATTGAAGCTAAGGGTAAAGAAGCCGATGATGAAGTTCTTAGCAAGTTGACAGGTAAGGCATGTGCTTACTTGGTTAAGGTATTTTCTTAAATAATAAGGCAGCTTAGTGCTGCCTTTTTCAATGGAGTAAAAATGGTAACTGTTCTTTGTAAAAACTGTGCCTGGTTTCATACGTCTATCCTAGACCCTAGAGTGGCTCTCTGTAAAAATCCAGCGGCTAAAACATCTGATGTAGATTTTGTATTTGGTCATAAGACATTCTATCAGTGCAAGCCTATGCGAGATTCTAGTAAAGATTGTGGTACTGAGGGTAATTGGTTCAAGCCATTAACAGAGCCAAGATTTAAACCTGCGCCAAACGTCCAAAATTCTAATCCTGAAATGTAACAAATGATTATTACAATGTATACTCAGCCAGGGTGCACTTTTTGCGAGCAGGCTAAAACCCTTATCAAAAGTAAGGGACATACAGTACAAGAGCTTATTCTTAATGTAGGGCAGGTACAGGAAGTAGGTAAAACATATGTTCCTGTTCAGCATCTAAAAGATCGCGTACCTTTTGCTAAATCTGTACCTCAGATGTTTGAAGGCAAAACTTATATTGGTGACTTCAATAAGCTAAAAGAGTTTCTTAGGTTTGATTAAATACACTTGACCCTAAGCTGTATAAGTGTTACAATTAATACTTAAACGGAGAATATAATGGCAACTAAACGCATTAAAAACGAAGACGAACGCTTAGACGATACGCATATGGCTAGGGTAATTAGTATGCTAGAACCTATCGAAGGTAAGCCTGCATCGAAAAAAGACTGTTGCCAAGTTCTTGGTATTGCTTATAATACAACACGTCTCGCCAGCCTAATCGAGAAGTATAAGGACAAACAGGCATATGAAGCTAAACGTCGTGGAGAACTACGCGGAAAGCCAGCAACAGCCGAAGAAATTGTATATATTATTGGAGAATACCTAGAAGGGGCTACAGTAGACTCTATTAGTAACTCTACCTTCCGACCATCAGGATTCATCAAACGAATTCTTGAAGATAATGCAGTACCTATTAGACAATCTTCGCAAGACTACTTTAAGCCAGCACTTATCCCGGAAGGGGCAGTACGTGAACGCTTTAGTGTTGGTGAAGTAGTATACTCCGCTCGATATGACTCTATTGCGCGTGTTGATCTTGAAATTGAGGACTCGCGGTATAACGGGTACGTCTACCGAATTTACCTGCTAGCAGATAAGTGGCGTCAGTCTGCATATCAAGAAGCCTATGAGCTTGCTTCGTTGGAACATCTTAGAGTATTAGGGGTTAGGGTATGAAGTACTATTTAGTAACCTTCCTAATAGGCTTTACAGTAAATGCTACCCTAACTAGGGTACAATCAGGTAGATTATACAGATATAATCTACCCTATTGCTATTCTAGCAGTACTACTTCTCGGTGTTATAATAACTAATATTTTAGAGCAATATGAAACTACGTAAACTAAAGAAACTAAAACAAGAGCAGCAAGGATGGCCAATCACTATTAAGTGTAAAAGCTGGTATGGGTATGGGTTATGGGAGGCTTCAGAACATAAGTTTGTCCATCCTATAACTTATATTACCCACTGGCATAATAAAGAGTGGAGAGGTATAGCATGAAAACATTAGTAGCCATTAGTAATACACATCTTTATAGGGCTAGGCAATAATGATTACGCATGTAGCAATCCAATATGATGGACAGACGTACTCTCTCCCTAAACCTAATAGGCATTACCACGTAATTAGGTTGATAGGAGGTATTAAAGGCCCTCACAAAGAAGGCTTTCTAGATGCTACAGGCAGATTCCTTAGCCGAATCGCAGCTATGCAAATGGCTAAGGATACTAAACAATTTAAACGTGAACCTGACCCTAAACTATATCAAGGGCCCGAACTATTCTCTGAGGACTTATGGTAGTGATTACAAAACCAAATATTTGGTCTTCTATGGAAATCTACTGCGTTGTGCATGGTTTCCCCTATGATGAATACTTAGACTACCGTGCTAATTACGAATGTAAGTGTAGGCCCTTATATAAAGAGGCGTACATTCTACTGCGTAGGATGTTTTATAAGCAAATGGAACTTGAAATGAGGGACTTAGCTAATGAGTGAAGAGTTTTACGAGAAGCTAATTTATCAAAACGATGATAAGTTCTACCAGCTTAGACTAGTAGTTAATGAGTTCCGGGGCACTCAGTATGTCCATATTAGGAAGTACTTCCTATCTTATGAGGGTGAGTATATTCCTAGTAAAGAGGGAATTAGTATGGCAGCTTCTATTACTAATATCTATTCTCTACTGGACGGACTGTTGGAAATTGTATCTAAAGAAGAAGCCATCGAAGCAATCAATACCTATTTTAGCAACAAAATTATTGACTTGCGAAAGCCTATTGATTGATGTATAATTATTACTATGAACAAAATCAAAGAATATTTAGATGAATCCTCAATTAAATACTATATGGGCGAGCCTATTATCAGCGATGAGGCGTTTGACCGTCTGGCTGAGTCTATTGGGTACTCCAAAGTCGGGTCAAAGCAGCATGAGAATGTATGCAAGCATGTATTTCCCATGTGGAGCCTACAGAAATACTACGAAGACGAAGGAAAAAAACCTTTAGAGGGTTATAAAAACCTTTCATCGACCCCTAAGCTAGACGGGGCCGCTATCTCTATTCTATACCTAGACGGAAAGCTATCACAAGTGTTGACTCGCGGCGATGGTGTAGAAGGTAGAGATATTACTGATAAGTTCCTAGCTAGTAAGACCCTTATCCCTCATTCTATCGACTTGCTTGGTGTTTACCAAATAACTGGTGAGATTGTGGCTCCTAAGCATGTAGAGAACAGCCGTAACTACGCAGCAGGTGCTCTGAATCTGAAAGACCCAGACGAGTTCTGTACTAGAGCTATTAATTTCTTCGCTTATGGAGTGTACCCATACCTTACTAATAGTTTTAGTCACGATATGCAGGCTCTTAGTAGACTTGGTTTTAACACAGTACAAGACCCTGAGATTCACAAAATCTACGACTGTGACGGAATTGTATTTCGCATTGATGATAACAAAACTTTCTCTGAGTTAGGGTACACAGCGTCTTTTCCAAGAGGAAGCTATGCCTTAAAAGAACGTAAAGAAGCAGTAGAAACTGAGATTCTAGCCGTTGAATGGGGCGTTGGTAAGAGTGGAAAAGTAACTCCAGTAGCTATCCTTAAACCGGTAATGATTGGTGATAAGTGTGTAACTAGAGCTACTCTCAATAACCCTGCATTTATTGAGAACCTAGGAATTTGTATTGGCGATACCGTAGGGGTCATTTTGGGGGGCGAAATCATTCCTTGCATAACCCATAAAGTTGAAGCATAGAAAAAATAGACTTGCGAAGCACTACTTTTTGAGTTATAATATACACATAAACAAATAATACTATGCAAAGAATCGAAATCCCGACCAAGTGCCCCTGTTGCGATTACCCACTAGAGCTGGTAAAAGATCAACTGTTCTGCAGAAATACTGCCTGTAGTGCTCAGTTAGGTAAAAAACTGGAGCATTTCACTAAAACCCTTAGCATCAAAGGCTTTGGCCCTAAGACGATTGAGAAACTTAATCTCAGTGAATTGACAGAACTATTTTATCTAGACCATGATGAAGTTTACTCAGCTCTTGGGGAGAAAGTAGGGTCTAAATTGCTAGACGAGATCGAGCGTGCTAAAGGTGCCTCCCTTGACGTAGTAATTGCTAGTTTTAGTATTCCATTAGTCGGAGCAACCGCAAGCAAGAAGATTGCAGCTATAGTATCGAGTATTGATGAAATTAATCAGGAAACCTGTAAAATAGCAGGTCTAGGGACTAAGGTAACAGAGAATCTAGTAAATTGGGTTCAAACAGAGTACCAAGAGCTAAAAGAATTCTTGCCCTTTACTTTTGAGGGCAAAATGACAGTGGATAGTCCAAACGCTAAACGTGTATGTATTACCGGTAAATTGAAGTCCTATAAAAAGAAATCCGACGCAGAGGGGGCGCTCCGAGCAGCAGGATTCATTCTAGTAGACTCAGTAACTAAAACAACTGATTATCTAGTAGACGAAGAGGATAAAGGTTCGACGAAACGCGACAAGGCCGTATCCTACGGTATAACAATAATTAACGATCTTAATGATCTATTGAAAGAAAAAACAAATGACTGAAACTAAAAGCAAAAAGTGGAATAACGAAACCGTAGCAACTCTATTGGGTATCGTTGGTAGTACCTCACCTGTTAGTGTGGACTTGGTTGAACAAGCCGCAACTACACTTGGCGTTACTGCCCGTTCTATTGCTTCAAAACTGCGTCAGCTAGACCATGATGTGGCTAGTATGGCTAAAGCTGCAACCCCCACATTTACTCATGAACAGGGCGATGCTCTCGCTGCTTTTGTTAAAGAAAATGCCGGTAAACTAACCTATAAGGAAATTGCCGAGCAGTTCCAGGCTGGAGTATTTAGTGCTAAGCAAGTTCAAGGTAAGTTGCTTGCCCTAGAACTAACTTCTTCTGTTCGCCCTGCTGATAAAATCGAAGTTGCTACTAAGTATAATGAAGCTGAAGAAGCTACGTTCATTAAGATGGCTACTAACGGTAAGTTCATCGAAGAAATTGCTGTAACTTTGGGTAAGACTGTTGCTAGTGCTCGTGGTAAGGCTCTTAGCCTGTCACGTAAGGGTCTGATTGAAAAGATTCCTGCACAAAAGGAACACCATGCAAAGAACACTGTTGATCCAGTGGAAGCTTTGGGTGCTTCTATTGCTACTATGACTGTTGCTGAAATTGCAGCAGCTACTAAGAAAAGTGACAGAGGTATTAAAACCCTTCTGACTCGTCGTGGTATTAAGGTTGCAGATTATGATGGAGTTGCAAAGAAGGCAAAAGCCGAAGGTAAACGAGCAGCTTAATTTTTAAATATTAGAAAAGGGCCGGAAGTTAGATTTAGCTTCTGGCCCTTTTTCATTGGAGTAGTAATGCAAGTAACAATTAAGTATTCAGATGATACAGCCTTTACAGTAGAAGAAGTCGTTAAACAGGCAGTACACAATTATGGTAAAAGAGCTATAGTAGAAGTATTACCAGATAGCAGTAAGCCCCACGACCTGATCTATTTCGCGCTTCAGTGTATGGTAACCCATATTCAATTAAGCCTACTATATGATGATAAGTTTGGGTATGCAAAGTCTCTACAAACTCTTAGAAGCGAAACTCTTTATAAGCTAGGAGAACTTCTAGATCAGGTACTAATCGATAATGAGGCTAAAGTAGCTTAATGGATGTTTCTGCCACTTTAATTAATAAAATTATATCTGAGTCCAATCTAGAGTGTTGGGCTAAACTAAAGCTATCTTTCCTAGATGCAGCGTACTCCTCAGTCTATACCCTTATTAGCAAGCACTACGATAAGTATAGTACTATCCCTAGTTTTGATGAACTAGAAGTAACTTCTAGAGATAGTTCTGCAGCTAAGATGTTGGCAGCTATCAAAATGGCAGATGAAGAAGATATTACCGCAGAAGTAGCTCTAGACGCTTTAATCGACTTATACACGCAAAATACTACAATTGACTTACTAGATAAATTCATTGACAAGCTCCCTTTATACGATACAACAGAAATAAAGGAGAACTTAAGCAGTATTGTTATGAAGCTGGATGAGAAGACCCTTACAACCGAAGGGGTCTATTCAATGAATAATATCATGGTATTTATTAGACCTGACGAGCAGGCTAAAAATACTGTATACCTTGGCCTCAATAATACTTTCGATTCAATTGTGCGAGGTGCAAGACAAGAGCTAATTCTAATTGGTGGAAAGCGGGGTTCGGGTAAGTCTCTAGTTAGTAGTAATATTCAGATCAATCAGTATGAGGCAGGGTTTACCAGTGCTTACTTTACTATTGAAATGATTGCTCATGAAACGCTACAGCGTAACATGAGTATTTTAGCTAATGTGAATCATCAGAATCTAAAGAATGGTACGCTAACAGATGGAGAACTTCTTAGTGTAGTTAAAGCTAGAGCAGATATGTTTCTAGACGCTAAGCCGTTAGTAGATCAGTTTATTAAAGACCGTGATCAGTTTAGGTTCGAAGAAAGTTTAGTCAAACAGTGCGAGCTAAAAGATGCACAGATGATGATTATAGATGATAGGGCACTAACGCTTAGTTCACTAGACTTACACCTTGGTAAAATTAAATCTAGGTTCGGAGACTCATTCACTGTAGCAGTAGTAGACTACCTTAACCAGATCGTAGTTGAAGAAGGTAAGAGCCAGTTCGATTGGCAGCCACAAGTTGTGGTATCTAAGAAACTGAAAGAAATGGCACGTAAGCATGACATCCTATTAGTATCTCCTTATCAGATTGATGAATCTGGAGAAGCCCGTTTTGCTAAGGGTATTCTAGACGCAGCAGATGTTGCACTTATTCTAGATGCTAATAATAAAGAAGACGGGGCTATTAGCTTTGATACTACTAAGATTCGTGGTGCTAAAGAAATGAAGTTCACTAGTGGCATGAATTGGGATACGCTACGTATTAGCCCTCAATCTATTGAAAAGCCAACACCGCCTGAAAAGAAAGAGAAAAAAGGAAAGAAAGAATATGGAGCAACTGCAGCAAAAGAACACGCAGGGGATCTTCCCTGGTAGGCATCCTAGTGGCTTAGATAAGGATGAGTTAGTATATGTTAGTATGGAGTTCTGGATGCTAGAAGATAATGGCTTGGACTCTATTATGTCTGCTACAAATGAAAAGTTTAATAGGCTTCTTTCCTTTCAACAAGGCTGGAAAGCATGTAAAGATTATTATAGTAATTAAATATGAGTAATAAAACAGTAGCAGAACTGCTAATAGCACATAATATACCTTACACTAATTCAGGGAAGGACTATGTAACTAAGTGTTTTAATCCTGACCATAATGACTCTAACCCTAGTTTTAGAATCGATAGAGTTAGTGGTATTGCTCACTGTTTCTCTTGTGGATTTAAGTTTAACTTATTTAAATACTATGGCGAATCCTCTAATAACGCCTCAATCAGAGTTTCTAAGATTAAAGAAAAACTAAGAGTACTAAGCCTTAGTACTAAGGGGTTAGAGCCACTAGAGGGCACAAGACCTTTTAATGGAACACATAGGAATATTAGTTCGCAAACTTTGAAAGAGTTTGAAGCATTTAAAACAGATAAAGTTATAGGGTTAGAAGATAGGATTATATTCCCAATTAAAGATGTTAGGAATAAAGTTACTGCCTATGTAGGGCGTCATTTATTATCTAATGGTAACCCTAGATATAAGATTCACCCAATAGGGTGTGAGCTATCTCTGTACCCTACTCGTTTTACTGAGAAGCAGCACTGTATTATCCTAGTCGAGGGCATATTCGATTTACTAAATCTCTGGGATAAAGGCTTACATAATGTTGTATGTACTTTTGGTACAGAAGGATTACAGAATCATACTAAAGAAAAGCTACTACCATATAAAGCAGCAGGAGTCTCTAAAGTATATATTATGTATGATGGTGATGAGGCAGGTAGAAACGCAGCAGAAAAGCTTAAACCACTTATTGAAGAGGCTAACTTTGAAGTGGAAGTTATTGGTATGGCGGATGAGTGTGATCCAGGTGACTCTACACAAGAAGAAGTAAATCAACTTATAGAATACATTAAGTAGGATAACTAATAGCCTTGATAAATATTAGAATAAGGAAATAAATGAAAATTGCAGTAATAGATAAGCAACCTAGTAAGACTAACTATTCAAAATACTTTAATTTTGAATATGAAAACTTCCATATGAGCTCTGTTCCCATTACTAAGCTTTTAAAGCGTGATGTAGACCTTGAGTTTGACGATAGTGAATTTGACTGTGTAATTCTTGTTGGTAGTGAAGCTGCTAAAGAATATGCTAAAGTAACTAGTATTACTAGTATGGCGGGACAGCTAGTAAATAAGAAGTTCATCTGTATTAGTAACCCCGCAGCTTTAATATTCAAGCCCGAAGGTAAGCAGGACTTTGAACGGGCTTGTTCTATGATTCATAAGTTTGTAGCAGGAGACCTAAAATCTAATATTACTGACGGAGACTATCAGGGAATTATAAGTACCAATCAAGCTTTAGCTTTTTTACACGAAGTGTACAATAATGCAGAGGGCTACGTGGCAATGGATACTGAAACAACCTGTCTATACCCACGAGATGGATATGTTCTAGGTATATCACTTAGTTATAAAGGTAAGCATGGTGCGTATATTAGTACAGATTGTCTTGATGATGCCTGTATAGACGTACTAAAATCTATTATAGATAAGTACACAATCGTATTTCATAATATGAAGTTCGATATTAAGATGATCGAGTACCATACTGAGTTAAGGTTCAATCGTGCTAAAGTACATGATACTATGTTAATGCATTATTTGCTTAACGAGAATGAAAGCCACAGTCTAAAGTTCTTAGCTCTGAAGTACACCGACTACGGTGACTATGATACTCCGCTAGATGACTTTAAGAAAGAATACTGTGCTAAGAATGGAATTCATCAGGACGACTTTACTTACGACCTTATTCCTTTTGATATTATTTATCCTTATGCTGCTACTGATACTGCTGTAACTATTGAGATTTTCCATAAGTTCTGGCCCTTAGTACAGAAAAATAGTAAGTTACTAAATGTATATAATATGTTATTAGTACCAGGTAGCTTATTTCTAATGGATATGGAGGAAGTAGGTATCCCAATTAATCGTGATCGTATGGTAATGGCTGAAGAATATCTTGATCGAGAAATTGAAGTAGCTAAGCAAGAGCTATATGCTTATAAAGAAGTTCAGGAGTTTGAAAGAGATACAGGAATTATTTTCAATACAAACTCAGTTCAACAACTCCGCAAAGTGTTATTCGATTACGTTAAATTGGACCCAACGGGCAAAAAGACAGCAACTGGAGCAATTAGCACAGATGCAGAAGTGCTGGAACAACTCAGCGAACTTCACCCACTTCCAGCTGCCATTCTCAAAGTTAGGCAGCTAGGAAAGATTAAAAACACTTACATCAGTAAGATATTACCGGAGCTTGACCGAGATGGTAGAATTCGTACTAATTTTAATCTTATTTTTACAACTAGCGGCAGGTTGTCTAGTAGTGGTAAGTTCAATGCTCAGCAAATCCCGCGCGACAACCCTATCATTAAAGGGTGTATCGCGGCCCCACCTGGATACAAGATAGTATCACAGGACTTGAAAACAGGGGAAGTTTATTACGCAGCTGTATTAAGTGGGGATAAAAACCTACAGGAAGTATTTAAGTCAGGGGGCGACTTCCACTCAGCGATTGCTAAGTCGGTATTTGATATTACTTGCCCTGTAGAAGAAGTTAAGAAGCTGTTCGCAGGACTTAGACAGGCAGCCAAAGCTATTACATTCGGCATTATGTATGGATCCGGACCGAGTAAGGTAGCTGATACAGTAACTAAGGAAACTAAGGAATATTACAGTATTGAAAGAGCTAAGGAAGATATTAGAGCATACTTCACTAAATTCAGTAAGCTTAAAAAATGGTTGAAAGATAGGGAAACTTTCATTCGTGAGTATGGGTTCACTTACTCATTCTTTGGGCGTAAGCGCCGCCTTATTAATGTTTTTAGTGAGGATAAGGGTATTGCGGCGCACGAGGTTCGTTCTGGTATTAACTCGGAAATCCAGTCCGTATGTAGTGATGTTAACTTACTAGCGGCTATTGACACAGCAAACGAAGTTATATTGAAAGGGATTGACGCAAAAATCTTTGCTCTAGTACACGACTCCATTGTAGCATTAGTAAAAGATGAAGCTGTAGAAGAGTACTGTGAAATTGTTAAGCGAAATACCCAGAAAGACAGAGGGTGCTCTATTCCAGGGTGCCCTATTGGTACTGATACTGACGTAGGTCAGGATTACTCTTTTGGACACTTCGATGAATACTATCTCACTACAGGAAATATCCTATCCCGTATATAAGTTGCCTGACAAACCTAATGTAGATGATGGTATTATCTACTATTATAGCGAGCAAGAAAAGGAAGACCTTACTATTAGTAAATTATTAATAGTAGATGATGCCAATATTGAGGGTGATACACTGGCTAAAAGGCGTCTTCGTATCTTATCTGAGGGTACTAAAGTATATAGGCTTACCAATGCAATATTCTTTTTAGGAGACCTAATAAAGTTAGCTACACCGCAAACTAACTTTATTGACTCTAAGGGTAGGTTGTTCGTGTATAGAAAGGATAAATTTGCTAAACTCAAATTCTACAAAATCGATAGGGTGATGCCAATTACTACTGGTGGAGCAATTATATCAGTAGTAGGTATTCCTAGTAGATTTAAAGTACTTAATACTCCTAATGATAATATTAGGTATGCTGGAATACTACAAACAGGAATGGCTAATATACTATACGGGCTATACGAAAATGATACAGAAGATACACGGAGAAAGATATGATAGAAAATCTACTATATAAACTTATAGGGCATCTCAAAGAGTATAAAGGAAACCATTTTGGGTAAAGCAATATTAAGTAATAGAATTTACTTAGATACTACACCTGAGATTTTAGAGCGACTGAAAAGTACTCTAACATATAAAATTAAGAAGCCTCCGCGTCCGGGGCTTACTCACTTCTCCCAGTTTGAAATTATTAAGAACTTCAAACTATTACCTAAAGGAGTAATAGCTATACCTATTGGTAGAACCGATCTTATTCCTAATGGATACGAGATAGTAGATAAACGGGTAAAAGAAGAATATCCCTACCCTGACCCTAAGCTACAGCTACGTGGCAGTCAGATTCCTATCTATGAAGATATTGATGATAATGCGTTTATTAATGCTATGGTAGGGTTTGGCAAAACTTTCTTAGCACTTCATATTGCTAGAAAGCTAGGGCAAAAAACACTAATAGTATGTCATAATACTATGCTAAGAGACCAATGGATAGAAGAGGTTAAGAAGTTATATGGAATGGATTGTGGCATTATCGGTAGTGGTAGCTTTGATATCGACCATGTTATTGTTGTCGGAAATATCCAAACACTCATCAAAGAGCTTCCTAATATTGCTAAAGAGTTTGGCACTGTTATCGTGGATGAGTGTCACCATGTTACTGCTACTACCTTCTCTAGCTTCCTGGATGGAATGTACTCTAGATATAAGATTGGCTTATCTGGTACTATGAACCGTAAAGATGGAAAGCACATATTATTCAAAGATTTCTTTGGACTTCAGCTGTATCAGCCGCCCCAAGAGAACACATTAGTACCCAGGGTACGTATTGTTAAGACAGGGGTAGGGTTATCCGAAGGAGACCCCTGGGCAGTTAAGATCAATAAGTTACTATATGACCCTGACTATCAGGAGCTAGTTGCTATCATTGCAGCTAAAGAGATTGCAGAAGGACATAAAGTACTAATCATCGCAGACCGTGTAGAATTTTTACAAAAAGTAGGAGAACTAATTGGTGAAGAATGTGTGTGTATTGTTGGTGAAACAACCTTTGAACAAAGAGTTGAGCTTAAACGTCAAATCGAAGAAGGTGAAAAGAGCTGCATTGCTGGCTCCCGCCAAATCTTCTCAGAGGGAATCTCAGTAAATATTCTTAGTTGCGTAATTTTAGCTGCGCCAATTGCGAACGATTCACTCCTAGAGCAGATCATTGGTCGTATTATGCGTATGCAGGAGGGTAAACTAGAGCCTTTAGTTATTGATATGAACTTTAGCAGCCCTAGCGATAAGAAACAGAATACTATGCGTAAGAATTTTTATACTAGAAAAGGATGGGAAATTGAATAAAGAATTCTTAGCAGCATTCCGACTTATAGGTTATGACTAGCTATCTTTTTAGGTATGCCTATACTCTATGATGGAGGTCTTTGTATAAATAGAAGCATAGAGGAACAAGCATATTCTAATTTACACAAAGAGCACTTAGAAATTTAGACTTGTACTATTTGTCTAAATTTGATATAATTATTACTTAAACAAAAAAGCATAATAAGGAGTTTAGTATGCAAAAACCAACACTCGGAATCTTCATTGGTAGATTCCAGCCACTTCATGCAGGACATAGAGAAGTTATTAGACAAGTATCTAAGGAAGTTCAGAAGACTAGCGGTCTAGGGCTTGTACTAATTGGTTCAGCTAATGTGGCTAGATCAGTTAAGAACCCTTGGACATTACAGGAACGTCGTATAGAACTTAGAAACTTTCTATTTCATGAAGGTATTACTAATGTTAATCTTAGTTGTCTTAATGACTATAAGTACTCTGATAGCCAATGGTTAAATGATGTAACAAGCATCGTCAATGAGTATAACGCTAATGATACTTATACTGTAAAACTCTTTGGGTTTGCTAAAGAAGGTAATGACTATCTTGATTGGTTCCCTCAGTACGAGTTTATCAATGTTACTACACCTTACGATGTATGCTCTACAGATATTCGTGAGCAATGGTTTCAGAAAGAATCTCACCGTTTTGTAAATAGTGTTATAGCTGACTGGGACTATTTCAAGAAAGAGAAAGCTCTTTTTAGGGATTACCCTTTCAAAGAGACCCTTAACTTCAACTGTGCTGATGCTATTCTTGAATGCTGTGGGCATATTCTTCTTATCAAGCGCGGAGCCGCTCCAGGTAAAGGTAATTGGGCTTTACCGGGTGGCTTTAAGAATGCTAATGAAACCTTCCAAGACTGTGCAATCCGTGAGCTAATGGAAGAAACTAATGTACGAGTACCTGAGAAGGTTCTTAGAGGCTCTATAGTTTCTAGTAAACTATTTGACTCTCCCACCCGTGGTCAAGGCATCCCTAGAAACACTCTCGCGATACACATTAAAGTACTTGCTGGCGCTGACGGTAGTCTACCTAGAGCTAAGGGCATGGATGATGCAGTAGAAGCAAAATGGTTTCCTATCTCTGTAATTATGAATAATATTAGTATGCATGATGACCATGCTGCTATTATTTCCACAATGTGTGGCGTGCTTCCTTTACCTGCGCACGTAAATCCTAGGTTCTTTAATTAGTAAGGAGTTTACTATGAAATCAAATCTTAATTCAATCATGTTGGATACTGACAGTTATAAAGTCAGTATGTGGAAACAATATCCAGAGGGTACCGAGTATGTTTACTCCTACATTGAAGCCCGTGGAGGAGTTTACTCTGAAACGGAATTTTTGGGTGTACAGGCTTTAGCACAGTACCTAGCAACCCCAATTACTCAAGAGCAAATTGACTATGCTGATCGTATATGGTCATTACACGGTGAACCATTCAACAAAGCTGGTTGGCAATACATACTCGATGTGCATAATGGACGATTGCCTCTTCGAATTCGAGCTGCTAAAGAAGGACTTATTATTCCAACCAGAAATGTACTCTGTACCATTGAAAACACAGACCCTAAGTGCTATTGGCTCACTACCTGGGTGGAGACATCAGCACTTAGGGCTATTTGGTACCCTTCAACAGTCGGTACAATCTCGTGGAATATCAAACAAGTTATTATAAAATATTTGGAGAAATCTGGTGACCCTAGCTCTATTGGTTTTAAACTTCACGATTTCGGCGCTCGTGGTGTATCTAGTAATGAGAGCGCCGGCATTGGTGGAGCAGCGCACCTTGTTAATTTCATGGGCACTGATACTATGTCTGGTGTGCTCCACATTATGGATATTTACGGTGGGGACGTGTGCGGATTCTCAATCCCAGCCGCAGAACACAGCACAATCATAAGCTGGGGTCGTGAAAACGAAGTAGCCGCATACCGTAATATGGTTAAGCAGTTCGGTGGAAATGGAAAGATTCTAGCAGTTGTGTCTGATTCCTATGATATTTTCAACGCTTGCAAACTATGGGGGACGGAACTAATAGATGATGTTATTGCTAGTGGGGCAACAGTAGTTATTCGCCCTGACTCTGGCGACCCTATTGAAGTTATGCCAAAGATGATGGCAATTCTGGAACACTACTACGGTGCCCCTAAGAATACTAAAGGCTACAAAGTACTAAATAACGTACGGGTAATCTGGGGAGATGGTATCAATGCAATGTCATTAGAAACTATCCTGCGCACAATGGTTGATTTGCATGGCTATAGTGCCGATAACTTTGCCTTTGGCATGGGAGGGGGCCTACTGCAGCAATTGAACCGTGATACTCAGCAATGGGCTATGAAGTGTTCGGCCGTAGGTATTCGTGAGGTAGTATGGGATGGGTTTGGTAATTATACACGAGAATTAGTATGGCTCGATGTATTCAAAGACCCTATTACTGACCCTGGTAAGCGTTCAAAGCGTGGTCGTGTTACTCTTTGGACTAGTGGGGGAGAATACCAGTCCTCTATTACACAGCCTATGAATTGGACTGATAAGGGTATTCTTTGGGAAGATGCAATGGAAACTTACTTTGATAATGGTGAAGTACAGTTTACTCAAACATTTGAGCAAGTTCGATCTAATAGTAATAAATAATATGATCAAAAAAGAACCACAATTTATAGTACTATCTAAACGTACTATTCATCATGAGGGAGACCAACGTAGCCGTGACTTTCCTGGTCACGGCTATGGAACCTACTCAGAAGAAATAGACGTAGTAACGGAACTTTTTGATGAAGAAGGGCTAAGGGAGTACTTACTAGGCGAGGAACTTAGTTTATATAGAGTATATAAGGTAACTCCAGTTAAAGTTAGTAAAATAGTAAGCATTGACATAAATAGATGATTAATTTTAAACTTGAACATCTTGCCCTTTTATGATATAATAAATATTCAAAAGGATAGCAATGGCGTTATTTTTCAATATGCAACTACTTGAGGAGCAGGCAAAAACAGACAACAATAAATTATTGGCGTTACTCCTGCATCACTATAACGGTAAAACCATACCTAGTAAGTATGATAAATACCCTCCCTCTAGGATACCTTTAGTAGGGCATTCTTTCCTACTAAACCCTAGGGATTTCTTTTTAGATAAAAATACTGATATTCTTTATAAGATTCAGTATCTAAAACTCGCCGCAATGCGCGATTACTTGTTATACAAAATGTACAAGTATAAAGCCTTGCAAACTTCATTCTATCCTGATCTAAATCATGATGGGATAAAACACAATCCACTGTTGCAAATAACACCAACAGAAATCCACTTTAAATACGAGAAATAATTATATGGCACTAGATTTTAAATCCACCAAGGGTAAAGCAGTTAAGAACTCCCACGAGGCTTACACATACAAAGATGGCGAAAACGTCGTTCGTCTAGTTGGCGGCATTCTGCCGCGTTATGTATATTGGGTAAAAGGTACTAATGGGAAACAACTTCCAGTTGAGTGCCTAGCATTTTCAAGGGAAGAGGAAAAATTCAACAATAAAGAACATGATTGCGTTCAAGAGTTCCACCCAGAACTGAAATGCTCATGGGCTTACGCAGTTAACTGTATTGACCCTACTGATGGTAAAGTTAAGGTTCTTAACCTGAAGAAGAAGCTATTTGAGCAGATTCTTTCAGCCGCTGACGATCTTGGTCTTGACCCTACTGATCCTGATGAAGGTTTCGATATTGTGTTTAAGCGTGCCAAGACTGGCCCACTTGCATTCAATGTGGAATACACGCTTAGCCAGCTTAAGTTGAAAAAGCGCAGCCTATCTCCCGCGGAGCGGGAAGCTGCTGCAGCTGCTATAAGTATTGACGAGAAGATTCCTCGTCAGACATACGAAGAAATCAAGGCTCTCCTAGAGCGTCTTGCTAAGGGCGTCGAAGACGAAGCTCCTGCTGATGAAGGTGTTGATAAAGAAGCTGTGAACGAACTGGCCTAATTAATTCAGCCACTATGGGGTTTTCTTCATAGTGGCTTTTTTGCCTGAAACAAAATGAAGATACTATTTACAGCGGATTTGCATATAAAACTTGGACAGAAAAATGTACCTATTCCATGGGCTAAGAATAGGTACGTAGAGTTAATTACTCAGCTTAATATGTGGCAAGAGAATATTGATATGTTCATCATTGGGGGAGACATATTTGATAAAATGCCTAATATGGAAGAGCTAGAAGTTTATTATAATCTAGTAACATCATGTAGAGTACCTACACTAATTTACCCCGGTAATCATGAATCCCTAAAGAAAGATACTACCTTCTTTAGTTACTTAAAGACAGTTACTAATAGACTAAATAAGTTAGTAACTGTTATTGATGATTACTATACCCACCCAGATAACTCTTTTGATATTATTCCATATAATAAACTAAAAGAGTATCACCCTCAGCATATAGATTTTCATTCAGATGTTCTATTTACCCACGTTCGCGGAGAGATTCCTCCCCATGTTAAGCCAGAAGTTAATCTAGAAATCTTTGATCGTTGGAAGGTGGTTCTGGCAGGCGATCTGCATTCTTATGATAATTGTCAGCGTAATATTTTATACCCTGGCAGCCCTCTCACAACCAGTTTCCATCGTGGAGTTGTTGATACAGGGGTTATCGTATTTGATACTCATACGTTAGCTCATGAATGGGTCAAACTAAATCTACCTCAGCTTATTAGAAAAACAATTCAAGCAGGCGACCCTATGGTAGCGACTGAGTACCATCACACAATCTTTGAGATTGAGGGCGATATGGCTGAATTAGCTAATATGGAAGATAATGAGCTAATTGATAAGAAAGTGGTAAAACGGGATATAGATACTATACTTATTCTAGACCCTAAGCTATCGCTAGCTGGAGAAGTACGAGAATATTTGATGTATATTCTTAATCTAGATGAGAAAACTATTGAAGCCTGTCTTCAACTACTAAATAATAATATGGAGAAGATAGATGATCAGATTTAAAAAGTTAAAGTGGGCAAATATATTCTCGTATGGTGATAATAACGAGCTAGATTTAGATAGTACTTCTCTTACACAACTTGTTGGTAAGAATGGACATGGAAAAAGCTCTATTGCGTTAATTTTAGAAGAAGGATTATTTAACTCTAATTCTAAAAAGATCAAGCGATCTGACGTATTAAATAGGTACTCTACGAGTAAAAACTATACTATCACTGTTATTTTTGAAGTTGATGGGATTGAATATACTACAATCACTAGTCGTACTGCTACTAGCGGTACTATTAAGCTGCTTCGTAACGGAGTTGATATTTCTTCTCATACGGCTACTGGTACGTACAAGCAAATCGAAAACATTCTTGGCTTCGACAGTAAGACATTCGCCCAGATCGTATACCAGAGCAGCGTTTCATCGTTAGAGTTTCTTACAGCAACAGATTCAGCAAGAAAGAAATTCTTAATTGACCTTCTTAACCTTGGTAAGTATACTAAGGCGCTAGATGTATTTAAAGAGTTAGCAAGCGGTATGTCTAAACAAGTAGATACCACACAAGCTAAACTATCTACTGTACAGTCTTGGTTGAAGAAGTACGAAAATGAAGACCTTACTATTAGAGAGTTAGAGACTGAAATTCCTTCCCCTACTGGTATGCAAGAACAAGTTACTCTACTGTCTAAAGAGTTATCTAATATAGATAGTACAAATAAGAAAATCTCTCAGAATAATACTTATGGTAAGATTCTGAGTAGCATTGATATTAGTAGCCCCTATACTATGCCTAACCACCCTTTACTAAAGGAGTGGAATAGTAGGGTTACTATTATCAAGCAAAGGCTAAAAGAGGGAGCTTCTCTAACAAAGAACCCACATACTAAAGTTATTAAGTGCCCTACCTGTACACAGGATATGGATAATTCTGTAATGTTTACTAGAATTATTAATTTTGAGGCTGAGTTACCTGCTCTACATTTAGAGTTAGAACAACTTGATGCTAATATCAAGGCTTCAGAAGTTGCTGATAAGCTATACACTGAGTATGACAGGAAAGTACAAGAGTGGGAAAAGTATCATAGCTTGTTCGACCCTAGCCTTACTAAAGAACTTTTAGATAGGGCTACTTTAGAAAAAGAAATTGCCTCTTATAAAGCAAGTGTTCTTAACTGTGAAAAAGCTATAGCTGATACTAGAAAACGTAATGAGGCAATTACAGCTCACAATTCTAAAGCTAAGGTAATCTCTGAGCAACTTCAAGAAATGAATAAAGATGCTAAAGCACTAGCACAAGACTTAGTTCTAAAAATAGACGAGTTGTCTAAGTTACAAGTATTAGTAAAGACATTTAGTAATACAGGCTTAGTAGCTTATAAGATTGAGTGTCTAGTTAAAGACCTTGAAGAGCTTACTAATGAGTACCTAGGTGTTTTAGCGGACGGTAGGTTCCAATTATCTTTTGTTGTTGTATCGGATAAACTAAATGTAGTTATTACTGATAACAGCCGTGATGTTAGTATCGATTCCCTATCTAGTGGTGAGCGCGCTCGCGTTAATGTATCTACCTTACTTGCTATTAGGAAACTTATGCAGTCTCTATCAAATAGTAGAACGAATCTACTTATACTTGATGAAACTGTTGAGAATTTAGATGCAGAAGGTAAGGAAAAATTGATTGAAGTATTACTAGCAGAAGAGTCACTAAATACTTTCCTTATTAGTCATGGTTTTAGTCATCCACTGCTAGAAAAGATTAGTGTAATTAAAGAAAATAACATATCGAGAATAGAATGATTCATTTAAATTATAGATACCGAAATAAGAACAATAAAGACGATCTAGTTCGTATTAGTAGCATTGAGTATGTTGGCGGACTAAAGTATGTTATATTTAATCGCTTTGGTAGAGATACTACTTGCCAACTACCTATTGAAATGTTCGAGAAGAACTTTGAAAGGGTAGATAGTGGTAACGAGTAATGATAAAGGCGCTCGCGGAGAGACTGTGATTAGGGATAAACTCAGGCTCCTTACGGGACTTCAATTTGAGCGCGTTCCTAGTTCCGGTGCCTTAGACCCTAAACATGGCTTGAAAGGGGATTTGTATATCCCCAACCAGAGTAACCTATATGCTATTGAGTGCAAAAACTATGAAGAAGATCACCTTACTAGTAAGGTGTTAACTTCAGTAGACTCTCAGCTACATAAGTTTTGGGCTCAGGCAGTAAGACAAGGTGTACAAGTAAATAAGAAGCCCCTATTACTATTTAAGTTTACTAGAAGTAAGATATTTGTAGCATACAATGAAATCCCTAATAATGTAGACCATGTTTATATTAGCAAGGGAGACTTCTTTGTATCTATGATGGAAGATTGGATTAGACAGGAGAAACCTAAGTTCATATGAAATCATTTAAAGAAATTAACGATACTCCAGGTAATAGTCTAATGATACTAGATAGTTTAAACCTTGGATTCAGGTACCTTCACGCTGGTACAGAAAACTTCTGTGAAGACTATATGCGTACAGTACTAAGTCTTAAAAAGTCTTATAAGTGTGATAAGCTAATAATTGCGGGAGATATGGGTTCTTCTAGCTATAGAAAAGCCCTAGACCCAGAGTACAAAGCTAATAGAAAGAAAAAATATGAAGATCAGACAGCTGAGGAAGAGGCAAAGTTTGAAGAGTTCTTTGCCGAAATGCAAAGAATACTACAGAAATATGAAGCTGATGGAGTTTATCCAGTGGTTAGATTCCCAGGAGTTGAAGCTGATGACATATCTGCATATATTGTCGGAAAAAGAAAAAAGAACAACATAGACTATATCTGGCTAATATCGTCAGACCGAGACTGGAATCTTTTAGTAGATAAGAATGTAAGTCAGTTTAGTTATGTTACTAGAAAAGAGTTTACTTATGATAACTGGCATGAGCACTATGACTGGACTAAAGATGAATATATTAGTATTAAAGTACTACAAGGTGACCCAGGCGATAATATAAAGGGAGTACCGGGTATTGGGCCTAAGAGGGCGCTAGAACTTGTTAGGGCGTATGGCTCTGTATATGATATTATGGCTAATATTCCCTTACCGGGTAAATATAAGTATATTGATGCACTAAATAAGTTTGGTGCTGATAATTTACAACTAAACTATAAACTAATGGATTTAGTAACCTATTGCGAGGAAGCTATAGGAGAAGAAAATTGCAAGAGATTAGATCAACAACTTAAGGATTATTTATGAAAAAACTAATAGTTATGCTATTAATATGTATTAGTATTAATAGTTACGCAGAAGTATGTAGCCCAAAGCGTGCCTCTAATGGGCGCATTGCTAGAAGCGCTACACAGGTTAAGTATTTTAAACAAGCAAATCCCTGCCCATCCACAGGAAAAACATCAGGAAGCTGCCCTGGGTATATTGTAGACCATGTAATACCTCTTTGTAACTGTGGATTAGATAATCCTAGTAATATGCAGTGGCAGACTACTAAAGATTCTAAAATTAAAGATAAGCAGGAACGTATACAGTGCAAGAAATAATTCCCATAGATAAGCCTATACATGGAATAACTAGCACCCGTAATAATACGGGCAGATTTAAAGATAAACTATAACTATATATGATACCTAAAATTCAAATTAAACTAGATAACCCTAAGCTTAACCCTTTCAGGGTACACCTTACAGATGCAGGAGCCGATCTAAAGTCTAATAAAGATGTAAGTATCTACCCCGGAGAACAAAAATTAATTGATACAGGAGTAGCAATTAAAATTCCAGTAGGATACGTTGGCTTTATTTTCAATAGGAGTTCTCAAGGGAAAATAGGTATTCAAATCGCTAATGGAACTGGGATTATTGATTCAGATTATCGTGGAAATTTAAAAGTTTTGCTAAAAAATAATGGGGAAGACCCTTATTTTATTACAGCATTTACTAGTAGGATTGCACAATTAGTAATCTCTCCTGTGCTTTTGCCACAGTTTGTGGCTTGGAGCGCTTCAGATGAACCCTGGGAAGATACAGAGCGCGGTTCAGGTGGATTTGGCAGTACAGGACAATAAAGGAATAACAAAATGAATGAACAACAAATTGAACAAGAGATTCAGGCTAAAGGGCTTAATGCTCCTAGACTAACCCCTACACTTATTGATGGCTGTATCACTGAAACTACATATACAGTACTACCTAGTGGCAAAGTTATGGTATGCGAGCTAACATTAGTTAATGGATTCACAGTACGCGGAGAAGCTGCTACCGTTAGTAAAGAGAACTTTAACGATGAAATTGGCAAAACTATTAGTTTTAAAAATGCTCGTGAAAAGATTTGGGAACTTGAAGGGTATCTACTACAACAACGGGTATTTGAAGGAAAGAACTAATGGATAAAAAAGCACTATCAGATATTACAGTATTTAACAAGTACGCCCGATTTACTAAAGAGAAGAATCGAAGAGAGAATTGGAACGAGATTGTTACTCGTAATGCTAATATGCACAAGGAGAAGTATCCTTGGATGAAGGAGCAGATTGACGATGTTTATCGTAAGTTTGTCTTTACTAAAAAGGTGTTACCTAGTATGCGGTCACTCCAGTTTGGCGGAAGACCTATTCTTATGGCAGAGAACCGAATCTTTAACTGTGCGTATGCCCCCGCAGAAAGCACAAAGTTCTTTAGTGAATTAATGTTTCTGCTCCTAGGCGGGACAGGTATGGGATACTCCGTCCAACGTCGTCACACTGATAAACTCCCTAAAATCAAGACTCCTGAATCAGATGAAGAGTATAAGTATCAAGTTCAAGATTCTATTGTTGGGTAAACCTCTGCTCAACTAAAACGCATTTAATTGCTGGAAACCCCTTAGAGCCTAAAGCACTACAACGAACCCTGTCTAAGGGAGACGTGAATGTTTGAAAAGATTTAGGATTGGGCAATCAGCAGCTAAGCATGATAAGGAAATTCATGAAAGTTCAACGATCAGTCAGTAATGACGTAGACGGAAGCAATTCCCTCGAAACGGTGCGCATCTATTTTTATGCACTTAAAGACCCATTTACGTTAAAAATACGTTATATTGGGCAAACAGTAGCTCCAGATAATAGGTATAGAAATCATATATACGAAGCAAAAAAGAATAATAAAAACCATAAAGAAAGATGGATTATTCAACTTCTTCGTAAGAATGCTAAACCTATAATGGAAATACTATGGGAAGATGTAATGTCAGCTAAAGAGGCTAATGACTTCGAAACTGATATGATACAGTTCTATAAAGACGAGGGTTGTGATTTAACAAACTCAGAGGATAGGGCCCGCAATACTCCTATAGTAGTAACTACACCAGTTTACCAATTCAGTTTACTGGGAGAATTTATAGCAAAATTTCCAAACGCTAATCAGGCTATGCTTATTACAGGTATTAATGATGCTGCAATTGGAGAAGTATGTAGAAACCCAAATAAAGTAGGTAATAATAGCCGTGGTGGGTTTCTATGGTCTTATAATGATATACCTAATAAGGCATATGATAAGCCTAAAAGTACCTCTAAAAAGACAGTACAACTAAATACAGAGGGTATTTTTCTAGCAGAGTTTGCCTCCGCTAGAGAAGCATCTAAAACAACAGGTATTTGCTATAAAAGAATTAGTGCAGCCATAACAGGGCGTCAGAAAACAGCTGGCGGCTTTGTGTGGAAGTTAGATGAAGATATGATCTAATCCTACTATAAATAGTAGGTATGCGTCACAGGGAGTGACGCTGTTAAAGTTGTTTGTAAAGCTTTCTTTAACGCGGGTACTTTACCTATTTTTGATTATAGGGACATTCGTGATAAAGGTGCGGAATTAATCACTACTGGTGGGCAAGCTCCCGGGCCGGAACCACTTCGTATCTGTATTGAACAGTTAACTAGCCTATTACGTAATGCAGTAGGACGTAAACTAGAACCAATAGAAGTGCATGATATGGCTTGTATCATAGCTGATGCTGTTCTAGCTGGGGGAATTCGCCGAGCCGCTATGATTGCTCTGTTTGACCGCTTTGACGAAGAAATGCTTAACTGTAAGTCTGGTGAATGGTGGAAAACTAACCCGGCGCGTGCTCGTGCTAATAATAGTGCTATGCTGCTTCGTGGCTCAATATCAGAGATTGAGTTCTACGAACTTATGGAGCGAGTAGAGGATTCCGGCTGCGGTGAGCCAGGTATCTACTGGACTAATAATCTGGACTGGGGTACTAACCCTTGCTGTGAGATTGCACTACGTCCTTATCAGATGTGTAACCTAACAGAGATTAATGCAGGAGCCATTAGTACGCAACGTCAGTTTAACGAAGCTGCTGAAGCTGCTGCGTTTATTGGTACGTTGCAAGCTGGATACACGGACTTCCACTACTTAAACCCTAAGTGGCGCCTAGCATGCGAAAAAGAAGCACTACTTGGTGTATCTATGACAGGTATTGCTAGTGGTACTATTGAAAAGTTAGACATGGAATGGGCCTCACAGTGTGTGGTAGATACAAATGCTAAAATTGCTAAAGAACTTGGTATCAATCCCGCTGCTCGTAGTACTTGTGTTAAGCCTGCTGGCACTACTAGCCTTGTACTTGGTACTAGCAGTGGTATACATGCTTGGCATGCTGATTACTATATTCGTAGGATGCGTGCTGGTAAAGACGAAGCGTTAGCGCAGTACATGATGAAAGCTGCTCCTGGACTAGTTGAGCAAGATGTTACTAAAGAAAATCAAGTAGTTCTTAGCTTTCCACAAGCTGCTCCAGTAGGTGCTGTGACCCGTCACGAACCTATGATGTCTCTATTAGAGCGTGTCAAGAACGTATCTATCAAGTGGGTTGCTAATGGACATATAAGTGGTACGAACCAGCATAATGTTAGCTGTACCATTAGTGTTAAGCCAGACGAGTGGGAAGAATTAGCCATCTGGATGTGGGAGAATAGAGAATACTATAATGGTATCTCTGTATTACCCTTCTATGGGGCTGAAGCATACCCACAGTTACCATTTGAAGATATTACTAAAGAGCAGTACGAGACTATGCTTCCATTACTAGAAGGTATCGATATTAGTAAGGTATTTGAAGAAGATGGTAGTAGTGTAGACTTGGCTGCTGAACTGGCTTGTGCTGGCGGTGGTTGCGAAATTAAGTTCTAAATAAAAAAGCCCCCTTAATGTAATTATTAAGGGGGCTTTTTTTAATTACGGTAGGCCATAATAATAGCCTTACACATCTTACTACGCACAATATCTTCATCAAGGAACTCAATTACAGAAATTCCATCAATACCTTCTAACCTAGCTACTGCATCTTCTAATCCAGAGTCTTCACCAATGTCAGATTGATCTTGGTCACCCGAAAAAATCATTTTGCAATTCTTTCCAACTCTAGAAAGTAGCATCTTCATTTCTTCCCTGGTACAATTCTGGGCTTCGTCTACTAAAACAATACAGTCCTCAAAGGTAGTACCTCTTAGAAAGCCTAAAGGAGTGGGCTCAATGTCCTTATTCTTTAGTGCATACTCATAGAAGCCCTTACCTAAAGCTTTAGTAAAAATAGCATCAAAAGGTAGTAGGTAAGGGGCATATTTTTCCTCTAAAGTACCGGGTAGAAAGCCTAAACCTCTACCTGTTTCCACATTAGGTCTAGTTAGAATAACTTTACCAATCCTACGGTGAAACAACTCACTAGCAGCGTAACTTGCTGCAATAAAGGTTTTACCTGTACCTGCGGAACCAATACCGAAAATAACTTGATCGGTCTTAATTGCTTCAAGGTACTCACCTTGAATAAAATTAAGTGGTTCTACTTCTTTAAACTCTCTGCTATAATCATCTTTACGTCTAGCAATTGATTTTTCTTCCTGAGTAATGACTCTTTTAGAATCTTTTTTCATAGGGAATGTACGTTGAGTTTTACCGGAGTTTCTTGCCATTGAGTACCCTTAGTTATGCTAATAATGATACTGCTTTAGTATATAATGCAGTACGTTCAATTAATCCATTATACCCACCATTAATACGTTTAGTGGCCTTTTGTACATCAGTAATACCATTTAGACCATTAGTTACCCAGAAGTATGCTGCACTTCTAGCCGCATTAATAGGCTCTTCTAGTAATTCAGGGTGATTAACTAGATCGAGATTTAATCCTTTACCTACTTTTGTATAGTTTACCCTACCAGTTACTTGTAAAAGACCTCTACCTTTATATTTTACCCCATCGCCAGGGTAAATATTACCTAAATCAAGGCGTCCTTCATATCTAGACTGTGCAGGAGTAGGTCCCCAAATTTCTCTAAGATATTTTAATCCGCCCGATTCATGTCCTATTTGCGCTAAAAACATAGCTTTATTAGTGATGTTAAACTCAGATATAACATCATCAATACTATCTATAAACTTAGCAGCATTAGTACGTGTTGCACCTGTCGCTGCCATTAGGATATCAATATTCATTCTGTATTCTGCTTAACTAGTCTACCTATAATACCAGCAATTACTAAAGCTAGAGTAGCATAGTGTACTGCATTAGTAGGTACGTGGCTTTTTAGGTCTTCTGGTAAAGTTACCCAAGTCCCTTGAAGCGCTGCAGCTATAGTCATTGCTTGTATACTGA